ATTAAAGGGCTTGACATGTATTGGTAATTCCAGATAAATGCAAGCCGAAAGGAAGAAACAGCATGATACAAGGATTTAAGGAACGCTTTCAAAGCAGCCGTGTCACTCGCAAGGAGTTGGCAGAAGCGGCAGGAATCAAGGAGTCCACACTCAAGCAGTACATATTCGGGGATCGTGTATCTCAGCATGTACTGGATACCTTTGAGAAGTTGGACAACCCGCAAGAGACTTTACCCACACCTCCTATTAGTCCTCAAGAGGAGGAGGTCGTAACCAAATCGGAATATTCTGGGGAGAAGAGAGAAGATAAGTCGGTTATGATCTCCTCCACTGAGGTGATGGATGCACAGGTGTGCCAGGTGATGCCTAATAAGAACTTCAGGAAAGTAAGGATACTAAAGACAGGAGAGGTGGTCGTGGCACGTTTAACGCCCCGTAGGAGGGGTGAGTATATGAATCGTGGTAAGCGGCTACGTGTGAAGCTTACAGACAGCACATGGTGGGTGCAGTAGGATTTGTTTGGGTTGTTATACTACTGACATGACTATGCTGGCACTAGGTTCAAGGAGGTTTTTTTATGATATTTCCCTCTAAAGGGATAACGGGATTGAGTTCCCCAAACCTGCTTAGTGCCAGCGAATCTTTATTATGAAAAAGGAAGAGGTGCTGTGCTACACCAATTATGGCACAATCACATTCAAGGGCAACCTTGTACCTGCTTTGAGAAAAAACCTTCAACAGTACCACGAAGAGTCGAATAGCTTCTCATTGGTCAATCAACGAAAACTGGAGGGGTTGAGAGTTTATATTGATGAGTTAATTCCAATTTTCAGGGGACTCTGTGGTAGTATACCTGATATCACTATTACAATAGATGCCTAAAGTAACCTATGCTGATGAAGTAATCCCTGACTTTGGGATACCTTTCCCCACTGGTAAGCTGCGAGTGGAAAAGGGAGAACTCAAACTGGCACTATCGCCAGAAGAGATACAGGCTACACCAGATGAGGAGTTGCAGACACTCTTTGACTTGATGGAGAAGCAACCGATACTGGAGAAGCAAGATCCAGTAAAGTACGGGTGGACACTAGAGAGTTGGCGTAGGGTAATGGAGAATTGGAAGGATACCAAGATACACATCATCCTTGGTGGAAATCGGTGTATTACAGGTGATACGCCCATCTTATGTGCAAAAACGGGGGTAGAACGCCCTGTGAGTTCCATAAAGGGGGAGCATGAGGTGCTTTCTATGTATCGTGGCGATGTTGCTATCGCAAAAGCTGGAGAACCTTTTCGCAAGGGAGTGTTGCCAATTTTGCGTGTAACATTGGAAGATGGATCAAGTTTTCGATCTTCTTTTTGGCATATGGTTTGGGATTCAAATGGGATTTGGCGACCCGCACATTCCTTGCGTGTTGGAGACGGGCTTTCCCTTCACCCGTCCATGATGGGCATTTCCCTGAAATCGTGGCGGAAAGATGTGCCGCATTCGTTTCAAACACTTGAAGATTTGATGGATGATTGTTTTGAACATTCCCATCTATGTGATGAACTACTTCATGCTGCTTTAGAGTCCTGCCTAGTTGCTTTTCAGCGACGATACGATGCTCCCATACATAGCACTGCTTTCGATAATATCCCCCTTCTGATTTCTGCTCTCGCTTCTTATTCTCGTTTCGGCACGAAGGGTGGTCAGGCATATACACTTTCACATAGCCAGAGCCAGAGACTACTTTCCCACCTTGCCAATTTGGATGCAGCTTCCCAGATCTGGGGCCAGTTCTTTGACATTTTATCCCGTGCTTCTTGCAGACCTTGTAAATCAGCTTCGGGGTCACTCTCGGATCGAGGTGTTTGGAAAGATGATCTGCAATCCATTGTTGAGTGCGTCCTTGATTTATCCAGTCACGGATCTGCGAAACTGGATAGTTTATACAATTATGTTTTGGCATATGAAAGAAATTGGGCGGCAATTAGTAGTTTGTCAAATACTATTACCTCCATAGAGCGTGTAGGTAAAGAGGAAGTGTGGGATATGGAAGTTGAATACTCGCATAATTACTACGCCCAAGGTTGCTTCCATCACAACAGCACGAAGAGTACGTTCGCCAATAGGTTGCTGGTGGATATGGCACAGAAGATTGATGAGGCTAAGATTTATCATTGGCACGATAACGAGGAACGTTCTGTAGTAGACGCACAAGCCACGATCTTTAACAGCTTGCCATTTGATCTACGTGAGAAGGGACAGAAGCGTGGAGGACAGAATTATAGCGTTACGTATAACCAGAAGACAGGATTTGTCGGAAGGCTACCCACATGTATCTTGCCACCACGAGATGGTATCGACAGGGGTAGTAGCATTTTCTTCAAGTATTATACGCAGTATTTGCAGAACCAGCAGGTAGCAGAGGGATTCAATGCACACATCATAGAGATGGATGAAGAATGTCCTTTGAAGTTATTTCAGACAATGATTCCCCGTACAGTGGACTTTCATGGTAGGATCATCCTGACCTTTACCACATTGCAGGGGTGGACTCCACTAATTGCAGAACTACTCAAGGGTGCAGAGACAGTGGCGACTCGGTACGCTCCGACAGAAGGCAGGGAGTTACCAGTGGAGCAGATATGTCATGCTTGGCCATCAGCTCGCATTTACTACTGGTGGACACAAGACAATCCGTTTATCGACTCACACCACTTGGTTGAACAGTACGTCAATCAACCTGTAGAAGAGAGGTTAGCTAGGTTGTATGGTATTCCTACAAAGACACAGCAAGGCAAGTTTCCGAAGTTTAATAAGGATGTAAATGTCGTACCGCACGGAGAGATACCATTTATCAAACATCCCGATAAATATCCAGTCACTCGATATTTTATCACTGATCCAGCAGGCACTAAGCCTTGGGTTGCAGTATGGATTGGAGTTATAGGAGATGGTCGGGTGTATGTGTATCGTGAATCACCAACAGAAGAATGGTGTCAACCACATGTCAACAACGCTGGTACACCAGTAGGCAAGCCGAGTGTAGGACAGAAACCCAACGGATGGGGCTATTTACAGTGGAAGGAACACTTTATCGGCTTGGAGCAGGATGAAGAAATTATTCAGCGTATCTGTGACCCAGGGTTCGGAACTCAGAAGGTAACAAAAACTGATGGACAGACAGACCTGTTCTCAGAAATGGCAGCATTAGACTTCCATATGGTTCCAGTGTATCGTGGTGACGTAGAGGCAGGGGTGGCAAAGATCAATGATCTCTTAGCATGGAATGATCGCAAGCCGATGTCTGTGATAAACAGACCACAACTGTATGTGAGTGACCAGTGCCAGAATACAATTAACTCGATGCTGGAATACACAGGGTGCAGTAAGGAAGAACATTTTAAGGATTTTGTGGATACGATTAGATATGGCGTAACTAACGGACTGCACTACTGTGAAGAAGGAAATTTAACTTGCACTGGCGGAGGTGGTTATTGATTTGACTAGATATTACTTAGAGTATATGGGTTGGCTATGGATTTGATTACAGACGAAAATATGACAGATGTTCCCAAAAGCGGGGAACCAGATATACCTTTTTTACAAGAGGCGTACAGTCGCACAGTGCATGACCTCCAAGAATGGGTTGACCAGCGGGAGCGGGATTACTACACACGAAACTGCAAGTGGGACGGCAAGAGTGAAGACTTTAAGAAGCACAACCGCAATGCAGAGACTGGGGAGGTATTCCCGTGGGATGGAGCAAGTGACCATGAAAGCCGTGAGGTGGATGACCTTATCAATACCAAGAAGGCTCAGTGTATCAACGCCATCAAGAAGGCGTACATCAATGCCATCCCTGTAGAGTCGAATGATATTCAACGTGCTGCGGTAATCTCCAACTTCATGCGTTGGCTCATCAATGCAAAGATGGAGGAGTTCTATGAGCAGATAGACTTGGGTATAGACCATTTGTTAGAGAAGTCGATCATGGTACACTCAGTAGAGTGGGACTATTGCAAGCAGCAGATTCAGCAGGAACTCACACTTGAAGATGCTATAGCAATGGTGGTGAACTCTGGTGGGGATCAGGAACAATTTATGACAGGTGAGTTGGATGACCAGTACATTCCAATGCTCACTGAGGGTGCAGGAGTTAGTGAGAAGAAAGCTAAGGCGATGCTCACAGAACTGCGAACCACTGGCAAGACGACAGTACCTCTGGACAAGTCGATACGCAACCAACCAGTCATTAAGGCACTGCCACCCGACGAAGACTTCTTTATGCCATCATGGACGATTGAGCCACAAAAGGTTCCGTATTGTTTCCATGTGATTCACATGACCCCACAGGAGTTACGTGCCAAGATTAACGAGGACGATTGGGATGAAGAGTTTGTAGAGGAAGCCATTCAAACAGCAGGACAGCAACATGATCCTGCACTGATAGAGGAATGGCATCGCAATAACTTTACTGATGGTCGATATGACGAGACTGTGCGGATTATTTACACCTACCAGCGTTTACTGGATGAGGACAATGTGCAGGGAATTTATAGGACAATTATGTGCTATGGTGTGGATGCCTATGCCAAGCATGAGTTATTGGATTACCAGCACGGGCAGTATCCATTTATCGTAACGCCATTGGAGCGTACCAGCAAAAGACTTTACTCTGCCAGGAGTCTGCCAGAGTTGGCAGAGTCATACCAGCAAGTTATCAAAGCCGAGACGGACGCAAGTATTGATAGACAAAGCTTGGCGACTATGCCACCACTGAAACATACAGTGGGACGCAAACCAACCAAGTACGGGCCAGCAGTACGGGTTCCAGTACTAAGGATGGACGAGATCCAATGGGATCAACCACCAAGATTTGACCAAGGCAGTTATGTACTACGTGAGTACATTGAGACGAACCTGAATAGATACTGGGGACGTAATGCCCAAGGCGTTGACCCTATTGAGGCACAGGTAAAGCAGCAATACCTTGTGGATATTGTGCTGGGTCATGTCAGGAAGATATTTAATCAAGTGTACTCTCTGTATCAGCAGTTCGGCCCAGATGAAGAATACTTCAGAGTTGTTGGTGTGGTAGACCAGCAGACGTACACTAAAGGCAAGGCAGGTGAACGCTATGACTTCTGGATAGACTTCGATATTGGTACGCAAGATCCTGCACAAGTGTTGGAACGTGCAAAGGCTACAGCGGAGTTAGGGCAGATGCTTGATAGATCAGGCACACTGGACACTCAGCAGTTATTGCAGATTGTTGTTGGACAACTCTGGCCAGGAGCCGCAGACAGAATGATCCAACCCGTTGAGCAAGCACAAGAGAAGGCAGTAGCCGAGGAACGCCAAACCATTGCTGAGTTGGTTGCAGGTGTACCACCGAATGTAAGACAGGACGATGCACACCAAATCAAGATGCAAGTCTTTGAGCAGTGGGCAGCACAACCTGACATCCAGCAGAAAATGCAACAAGATCCAGCATTAGCGGAACGTGCAATGCAGTACCAGAAGCAGAGACAATTCCAAATTCAACAACAACAGAATGCCCAGATCGGTCGGACAGGTACAGCACCTACGGCATACGGGCAGACAGCACAACAGTAATGGCAGAACGAACCGCAGAGAACCGCAACCAAGGCCCACTGTGTAAGAGTCTACTCACTAAGACAGGACTCAAGCACAAGACACCTGTTTATGATTTTATAGACACTAAGCAGTTAAAGAAGGAAGTAGATGCTGGTGCGGAGTATTTCTGGAGTCAACCACACAGGGAAGGCATTAAGCCAATCAAGATAGACTCGAATGACTTTTTATTTAAATGAACGAGCAAGACAAAAGGAAGAACCTCCTTCTGGCAATAAATGCATTACGGGATAACCCACACTTTGTATTATTGCGTGAGGAAATTGAACAGCACTACGAGGTGGCAAAGGCAGCAACATTGGAACCTCCTCGCAAAACAGATGGCGATGTAGCTACTGGAGTGCATTTGCACAACACAGGAGTAATGTTGGCATACGAGAATCTTTTAGACTTGATTGATAGACCAGAGGATGTAATCTCGGTCGAATAATTTCATATCGTTATTGTTATTGTTCTTAATCATAGGTATGGGGTCACGTCTTTTTTTGGTTTTTCAGGCGTGACCCTTTTTTTATTTACCACCAACGTATATCGTTGATAAGGTGGCTCCACATAGGGGCTGCCTTTTTATTTATGGACAACGAACACAAATCAGTAAATTACCGAGCGGTAACAGATCCCATCAAAGAGGGTAATTGCTATGAGTGCTTTTACCGCTCGGTAAATCCTATGACGGAGTTAGAGCAGCATTGGGCTTGCGGACTCCTTGTATCAATGGG